ATTTTTACAATTTTGCTTTTATATAAAAGCAAAATTGTAAAAATGAGTAACTTTATGAACAAGATAATGTTTGATATACAAAAAAATTATCAATTAAATAAAGTTGATAGAAAAGATATTTTATGCGTTACGACAAGTAATATTTATCCAACTTTGCAAATGAATTATATTCTTAAATCGTGTATATTTAACGATATTAAATTACATATCATAGGTATAAGAAAACCTTTTAATTGGATAAAAAGATTAAAATACTATATTAATAAATTAAATAATATTGAAGATGATAACTCAATTGTAATATTTACTGATGCATATGATGTATTTTATAGAGATAATTTAGATATAATCAAAAAAAAATTTATAAACATTAATGCTAATATTGTTTTTAGTTGTGAAAAATTGTATAGTCACCAAGTAGATGAAAAAAGAACTGTTTATGATAATTTTTCTAAATTATATGGTAACGAATCAAAATATAGATATATTTGTGCGGGATGTTATATGGGCTATAAAAAAGATTTATTAAATCTCTTAAATAATATTTTACATAATGACTTTAGGGAAAAAGTAATGAAGGGTAACGGTAATAAAGATAACGATCAATGCTTATTAGGTTATTATTTATCTGAAAATTATGATAATATTAATTTTAAATTAGATTATAATTGTAATATATTTTATACGCCAACAGAAGATTGGAAAAATAATAATATTTGTATAAAAAATATGAATAAATTCAATTCATCAATAATTCACGTTCCTTGGAAAGCTAAATATAATAATTTATTAACAACATTATTTTATAACAAATATAATTATTTATCAAATAAAAAATATAAATGGGAAAACAAAACTATAAAATTTCTAGAAAACGGTAAAATGAATGCATTTGGACCAGGAGAATATAATTTTGTTAATAAATATCTTGTTAAATGTAATTTTGGTAGTATGAAACATTTATTAAAATTTAATGAGGATTATTCTGAATTTACTTCTGTAAGAAAGTCCGATTTTGAAGTAATACATGGAATTCATTTATAAACTAATAAGTAAACACGTTTAATTTATATTAAAAATATTATATTATATTTTATTTTAAATGGGTGATACACCAAGTAAACAATCAAATGAATATATTGATAAAATAGCAAAAGAATATAGTGAATTAAATTCAAAAAAAAATTGATATTTCTTTAAAAAATTAATAAATAATAAATATTAATGCCAGAACAATTTAAATTCTATGAAACAGATTCACCTACGCTTAAATCTTATGTTAATTTTATTTTTACGGGAAGAAGTGAAAACTTTTTTTCTTGTTATTTAATTGATTATAATCTTAATGCGATTATGCCAATACAAATGTTAACAAAAAGAAAAAAAATTAGAAGTATAAATAAACTTACCCCACTAAATAAACCATTGATTGGTAGTATTGAAGATATTTCCGATACTGATATATCAATTAGTACTGCTTATATTGACACGGATGATGAAAGTTATATTGCTTTTAATGAAAATAATCAAAAAAATATTGTATTAAAAGGTATATTTACAAGATATTCATATAAAAATAAAAATAATTTAAATGAATTATGGGAAAAAATCGTATATCCCTTATATAAAGAACTCCAATTATCGGATTGTGAAGATTCTTTATACGATTATTTTGTTTCTAATTATGAAAAACTAGAAATAGATTCAGAATTTAAAGATTTTATTAAAGAAAATATTGTTATTAATATTAAAAAAGAGTTTGAAAATGATTTTAAACTAGTTTCAATAGATGGTATAGAAACTATAAAAAAATTACTAGAAGAATCATTAAAAGAATATCAAAAAGCAGTAAATTGTGATATAAATTTAGATTACACTCCTAATTATAAACTTTTATCTGTACAAGAGGATAACAGTAAATTTTTTAAAATTATAAATGATAAAATTAATACCCAAAATCTACAAGTATTTGTTGCTAATTAACTTTCAGATATGTTAATAGTTTTTTTTAAACCCATTGTATGTTCTAAACTATATTTACTGTTATTTAATGGTTTAGATCGTTTCAATACATATTTATTTTTTGTAAAATTTTTTGGTTTATTTAATATTTTTTCAATTTGATAAATTCTAGATATCATCGGGGGTTTAATATAATTATATTCATACTCATTTGATATAAAATTTTTTCGAAATTCGTTAATTGATAACATACCGCCGTATTCTTTAAGTATTTCCCAAGACGGTGCTTGTTTTATTTTTAAAGTTTTAGCGTATGTTTGTTTATAAAAATAATATAATAAAGAGGTTCTTTTAAAAATTTTTTCATCATTTAAATTTATATTATATGATAAAGCACAATTATATGAACAAAAATTTCCAAATGTATAAAATTTATTTTTAAAATAAGATTCAGGTAAACATACTGTTGGAGTTGTATACCTATGTCTACACCACCAACAATTAATATCTTTATTATCTAAATTGTTTGAATCAATATTATATAATTCATCCTCATTAATATTATTATCTAATTCATTCATTAATTGATTAATTTTATCTTTTAATTTTTTAATTTGAATATCTTTTGAATCATTTTTTTTTATAAATATATCTTCATCGTTTTCTATATTAATTGGTAAATGTGTTATAATTGGATTTTCTTTATGTATAATATTTGTATTTAATAATATTTTATTTTTTGGTTTTCTACCTCTTTTTGAACCTAATGTCATATATATTTAAATTAATATATATAACTTTAAATTGTTATTTAAATATTAATTTAAAGTTTTATTTATTCATATACAACAGCATTTTTACTAAAATTTAATTTAATATTCTTATTGAGTAGTTTATTTAGCAGATAAACAATTGCTTCATTATAATATTTCATAGTATGATCGTCTTCTGTATTGTGATAAATATAAAGTGGTCCTTTCCACTTATTAAATTTATTACTAGTAAATTCTATATTTTTTGTACGAAAAAAATCTTTACTGCCTGTAATAAGACCTAGTGGAATATTTTTTGTATCTGTAATACTATTAAATATACACCCAGCATTTAGACATACTGAGGGTCCTTTCCAAAAGTTCCAAAGACGTGATAATGTTACTTGCCCACCACGTGAACCAGTTAAAATAGCACACGGTCCTTCTCCTCTACTGATAAGGTCTTTAATTTGATAAAAAACAACATTATCAACGAGAGATTCAAGATTGAAATATGGTTTAGTTCTAAATTTAGTATTCATCCATTGTTGTGTTTGCCAATTTTCAGGATATTTATCATATTCTTTAATATAAATATGATAAACTTTGTATCCAAGTTTATTTAAAATATGTGTATTACCATTAAAACCGTGTGATATAATGTAAATAACTTTTTTATTTGGAACATATGTATTCCATTTATTTGTTTCCGGATCAATAATTTGATATACCATTAATATAAAATATTAAGCTTTAAATATAACAAAATCAATTTTTTACATTACTTGCATTATTGTTTTTTTTTTACGACCTTTTTTCTTTGTTTCGCTATCAGATACAATTCTATCATTATTACTTGTTTCTTCTTGTGTTTCCGTATCATCACCATCTCTAGAATGTAATCTACCTAAAATTTCACTAACAGTGTCATTTTTAACTATTTTAGGAATAGATCTTTTATCATTATTTGGTATTAAATTATTAGGATGACCAGCATTTAAATTAATTGGATGATGAGCATTTTTATAAGATTCATTTTTATATTCATTTTTATTATCTTGTGTTTTTAATTGTTCTTGATGTATTTCATTATTTTTTAATAATTGTTCTTTTAATTTATAATTTTGTTCTTGTTGTTCTCTTAATTGTTGTTTCATTTGTTTTTCTTTTTCTTGTAATTCTGTTCTCTGTCGTTCAATATTTAATTCTTGTTCTGTCATAAATTGTGATGATTTTTCTTTTCCAGCAACTAATTTAGAAATCATATCTGGATTATTTTTTAATACTTTATCAAGTCCAGGTATATTAGATAAATGTGCTTTTGAAAAATGGAATGCTGATGCAGATGCTAAAACTAATAATAATAATTTCATCTCAGGTGCCATTTTACCACCCTTTCCTTTATGTTTTTCGTATAATTCTTCTAGGACATCGTCATAACTATCAACCTCAACACTCATATGCTCAGACCATCCACTTAGTTGAAAATTAAATGGATCATATTTATCATTTAAAAATTCACTTACTGAGCAAGCATTTAATAAAATATTTTTATATAATTTAAGTCCATTTCTTTTACTTGCAAAACTTTTTAATAAATCATATTCATATTCCATATCTTCAACTTTTGAATTAAAATCATATTCTTTTGATAATTTAAACCCTTTATGTTTTAATTCACTTAGTTTTCTTAATAATTCTATTTTTTTTAACCGGATTTGTTGTGGAGTTAAAACTGGTATAGATGATACTTTTTTTGTTTCTGTTGTATTAATTTTAGTTTCAGATTCAGATTCTATTGTATTAGATCTTTTAGATTGATTAGATTCATTAGATTGATTTGATCTATTAGATTGATTTGATACTATTGAATCAATTAAATTATTATTAAAATTTTCATTGTTGTTTATTTTATTTTTATCTGGTAGTTGAAATTCTTCAAAATTTACTTTTGATGTAACAGAACTTTTTGTACTACTATTTATAACAGATGAGTTATTTTCAGAATTATTTGGATCTAGTTTTAACGACGATGAACTTTTTTCAGACTCTTGTAATACTTTATTAGTATTTGCTACCATATTTAAATATAAATCAGTTTCAGTTGTATCTTTTTTTATAATATTTGTATCTTTATTCATATTATTACCTTTATTATCTAAATAATTTATTGTCCCATCTATCTCAGAACTTGTTAGTGAATTATTCATATATATTATTAAATAATATTCTTTTCTTTAACCTTAAACGTATAATTTAAAAAACATTTTAAAAATATTAATTTATTATCTCACATAATTCATATAATATGATAAATTATACTAGTTTAGAGGAAGCATGGGGAATAGAAAATCTAAATGATGAAAAAAAAGAAAAAGAAAAAGAAAAAGAAAAAGAAAAAGAAAAAGAAAAAAAAGATATTTATAATGTAATTAAAACAGATGATACAAATATAGATAATAAAAATACAGAAAATAATAATGTAGTAAAAGAACAATTTAAAAATAATTCTTTTAATAATTTAAATAATTGTGATACACTTAATCATATTTTAAGTTGTGATAAATGCTTGGAAAAATTAAAAGAAAAATTAAAAATTAATCAAAAAATAATAGTAGAAAAATCAGAAAAAGTAGAAAAACCACAAAAAACACAAGAAATAACTAATAAGATTAAAAATAAATTATTTTCAAATAATATTGAAGGTTTTAGTTTTAAAATTCCTTATAATAGACATATAGTTCTTTATTTAACAATAATTGGTATTTTAATCTTATCCATTTTATTAATTCATTCATATAGAAAACCGGTAAAATTAAATACAAATAATAAAAAATTTTATATTTTTCCAGAAGATCTTGATAAATTAAAATCTTTAATTGATATAGCTAGAAAATAATTATTATAAACTCCAAGATATAAAAATTATATTTTTTCCTAAAAGTTCTGTTTCAAAACCATTTTGTATTAATTTATCCATTATATATTTATTACAATCATTAACATTATATAATGGAAAATTAATCATAAATTCTGGTATTTGAAACCAACATTTATATAAATTTACACCACTTGATTGAACAATTTTTGTTTCTACTTTTTTATAAATTTTTTTATAAATTTTTCTTTTTATTTTAGCTCGTTCTTTTTGCTCTTTAACTAATTCAAAAGCTTTAACCATATAAATATATATTATATTTTATTATATATTAATGTATTATAATAGTTTATGTCTAAGTGGAGGAGGAATAAATGGTTTACAAATATTAGGATCTATATCATATTTAATTAAACATAATATTATTAATTTAAAACAAATTAAAATGTTTATTGGTACATCTGTAGGAAGTATTATATGTTTTTTATTAAATATAAATTATAATATAAATACTATATCACAAATAATTTACGAATTAAACTTGGAAAAAATAAAATTAGAATTTGACTTTGATTTATTTTTAGATAAGTTAGGAATTGAAGATGGAAATAAAATTATTACAATAATAAAACTATTATTATTTAATAAATTTAAAATATATGATATAACATTTAGCGAATTATTTAAAAAAACAAATAAAATGTTAAAAATTATAGTTGTAAATTATACAGATAGACGGGAAGAAGTATTTAATTACAAAGTAACACCAGATTACTCAATTATTCAAGCAATAAGAATGTCTATATCTATACCTATGATTTTTACTCCTATTTATTTTAATAATAAATTATATATTGATGGAGGTATAATGAACAATTTTGGTATAAATTATTGTGATTTAAAAAAAACAATAGGAATATGTATTGAAAACGAAAATCAAAACAAAAATCCAGAAAATATATTTGAATTTTTTAAGGGTTTAGTAAGTATAATGTATAAAAATGTAACTAGTAAAAATTACGAAAATAATATAAATGTAATTATTTTACGAACAAGTATGGGTCCGAGTGATTTTAATTTATCAAAAACACAAAAATTAAAATTAATGAAAAATGGTTACAAACAAACAAAACATCATGTAAAATATAATAATAAAAATAGATTACATTATTTTGCTGTAAAATATGTAAATAATATTATAAATAAATCAATTAAATCATATATCAATATCAATATTCTTTAAATTTTCAGTTTGATTTTTATATTTTGATAATTCTTTATTAATATCTTCTTTTGTATTTTTCATAACTGGTTGTAATAAAAATGCTCTATTTAAACTTGTATAATTGGAAGTTTGAACGCTGTCTTCTAAATATAATTTATTAAAATTTTTTAATTCTACGTAACTTATATTACTTTTGCTAGTATCATATGGAACGATTTCTTCATTCTCAACTTTAATTATTTGGCGCGAATAATCTCCATTTTCTTTCTTTTTATCAAATGTTGAATTAAAATCTTTTGTATTTTTAAATTGTTCTTTTTTAAGGTTTTTTAAATTATTTCGTTTTATATTAATATCATTTAATTTTTTACTAAAAATTCTATTATCTTCAACATAATTACCATGTTTTTTTAATAAAATATTAGAATCTCTATAAAATCCAATTGTAGCTTCTTGTTTTGTTTTTGGAAAATAATTATCAATGTTTTCATTTTTAAAATTAGATTTTAAAAAATTAAAATCTTTATCTTTGTTATTTAGCCAGTTATCATATTTATTTTTTGTTTTTTGATTTGATAATATTACATTAGCTAAAGTAATATTATAGTATATTTTTTCTTCTAAATTCGAAATTTTATCAGGATGAAACTTTTTTATAATTTTTCTAAATCTTTTTTTAATATCTTCAGATGTAGCAGATTGATTTAAATCAAGTAATTCATATAAATTAAATTCTAATTTATTAAAATCAATATTGTTCATTTAATATATAATATTTATTATTATTTAAATTTTAACTATATTTTTATTTTATATTTTATATTAATATGAATGATAATATTAAAGCATTATTAATATTTGGTTCTTATTTAGACACTCTTGGATTTTATAATGGTAATTGGGAATTTAATTTTAATAATAAACCGGTAACTTTAAAAGAAGCTATGTTAGTTCAAAATGAAATTGTTAATAATTATTATTCTTTAGGTGGTAATAAAATAAATATTTCAAAATGGAATGCTAGTGATGATACTATTATGATGATAGCAACGAAAGTTGCGTGTGATAAAAATGGAACTATTGATAATTTTAAAAACGAGTATTTAAATATATTAGATAAATTAAAAGATTCAAAACGGGCCAGTGGATATACAACAATAAAGTCTCTAGAATTATTAAAAATAAATAAAAGAATAAAATATAACAAATTAATGGGTGGTAATGGAGCAGCTATGAGAACAGCTTATATTGGAATTAAATATAAAAATAATTTAGATGATTTAATTAAAAAAAGTATATCATCAAGTAGACTAACACATAATTATCCATTAGGATTTTTAGGAGGATTAGTAACTGCTCTATTTACATCGTATGCTATTAAAAATATTAATCCATTTGAATGGGGAAAAGAATTAATAAAATTAGAAAAAAGTGGTAAAATAGACCAATATATGAAAACAACTGACATTTATTATAATTATAAAAAGGACAAGTATACATTTTTTTCTTTATGGTTCAGATATGTTGAACAAAGATTAGAACGTTTTTCATTAAGATCTAGAGAATTTTTATTTGGTGCCGATAGATATAATGATTTATTAAATTATACTCCAGGTGTTAAAGCAAGTGGTAAAAATGATTTTTCAAAATTTGCTTCAACCGGGGTGGGGGCAACTATTGTAGCATACGATTCATTATTAATGTCAATTATAAGTGTATCACCTAATATAGATAAAATAGAATCATTAAATTATAATTGGGATAGTTTAGTGTTTTATTCTACTTTACATTTTGGTGATAATGATTCAACAGGAATTATTGCTGGTAATTGGTACGGAGCTTTAAGAGGGTTTAAGGACTTTAATATAAATAAAAAAAATAATATTATTGAACAGCTTGAATTTAAAGATTATTTTATGTGATTATATGTGTAATTATAATTGGTTATAAATCCCTTCAAAAAGTAAATGTTCTAGTTCTTCTGGTGATTTGTTAATTTTATCAACATTTTCATCTAAACCTACATTAACAACTTCATTTTTACTATTTAATATTGTCGGTACATATTGAACATTATTTTGTTGAAATAGTTTCTCGTGAGTTGGTTCTGAACCCCAATATACTTTAACTTCAACATTATTATATTTTTTACTAAAGTTTTCAGTAATTAACTTATACATATTACTGTCTTTATTTGAATGTGGGCAATGATGTCCTCCATAATATTGAATTATTTTTTTATTTACAATATCTGTGTTTTCTTGTGGTTTCGTATTATTTTCTAAATTGGTTGAATCAGTTAATTGATTATTTTCTACTGTGGAAGGAATATTTAATTGATTATCTATATTTTCTATATTTGTTGACAATTTATTTTTATATTTTTTAAATATAAAATACCCAACTATACTAGAAATAATTAAGATAATAACTACTAATACTTCCATTTTTAAAAGTGAATTAATATTCATATATATATATATTATAAAATTATATTGTTTAAATAAACTAATTAAACAATATAATATAAATATATATATATATAATGGGTTATGGAAACTTATTATTAACAGAAGGTAGGAGTGATTTATTAACAAAAAATCCAAATACTGTATTGTGGCGGAAAGTATATAAAAAAAAAACAAATATAACAATAGAAAGTATACCACAATATTTTAAAAAATCAATACCAAATTTTGGTGAAAGATTAACAGTAAATATTTCCAAGTCGGGAGATTTAATTAAAGAATTAATATTATTTATAGAACTACCTGAAATTCAAACAGCAAATCATTCAATTTTACCAGAAGGAATTAAAAAATTTGCTTGGGTAGATAAAATAGGTTTGGCAATAATAAAATCTATAGAAATTGAAATAGGTGGTATTTCAATAAATAAACATTATTCTGATTGGTTAAATATACAATATGAAAGTAATTATATAAGTAGCGGATTAGATAAAATAATCGGTAAAAATGTAAAAACACTTACTGATTATACTAATGGAAAAACTAATTATAAATTATATATTCCATTACAATTTTTTTTTAATTTTATAAATGAACTTTCATTACCACTTATATCTTTATCTAAACAAGATGTAAAAATTAATATTGAATTTAATGATTTAAATTATTGTTTTAAAGAATCACCCACACATTATTTTGAAATTAGTGATTATATTTGTTTATTTAAAAAAGGGGAATTAATACGACAAAATGTAAATGGTGATAAAGTTATTGGGGAATTTGTTTATTTTGATGCTATTACCCAAAGAGTTTATTATAATAAAATATTACATAATTTTAATATTCCCTCAAATATAGATAACAAATATTCTATTGTAGGTGATGAAACTAAATATTCTATAATTCCTAAAAATAATTCATCTGTTAATAGAGACGAAGATTATTTTAAAAATAAATTTAATCCTTATATTAAAAATACTTATTTAATTGTAAATTATATATATTTAGATTCTAATGAACGATGGTTTTTTTTAAATAATGATTTAGAATATATAATTCCTTTAGTTAAATCGGTATTTGAAGATAATATAAAAAATATGAATTATAATTTTATGTTAAAATTATCTCATCCACATAAAATGTTATTTTGGCGAGCACAATTAGAATCTGAAATTAAAAGAAATAATCATTTTAATTATACTACTTATCCAATAACACTAAAAAGAGAACCTCTTATTTTAAATAATAGTCTTATTGTTAATTCGACACCAAGAACTCAAATTACTAATTATGAATTTTATACTTTTTTACAAACGCATTTAAATAATAATTTTTATGTTGAAGGTTTACATCAATATTCTTTTAGTGTAGACCCAACTATTTTAAATCCTAACGGTACATTAAATTTTAGCAAAATAGACTATTCTTACATACAATTAATATTTAATAATATAGTTAACTATAAAAATAGTATCAATATGAAAGCATATGGAATATATTATAATATTCTTGTTATAAAAAATGGAACTAGTTCAATTAAATATTCTACTTAAACTATTACTATAACATTATTATTTTCTATTTTTAAAAATCTATATTCTTTTGTATAAATTTTTAATATTGCTTTATCAAATTTGTTATTTTTTTTAGTTCTCAAATTTAAATTATCAATCATTTTTAAATTTAAAGAACCATTTGGTTGATTTACTTTTGAATTTAAACCAAATGAATAAGTATAATAATTATCATCTAAACTATAACCTTTATAATATGGAACAACATCATTATAATATTTTCCACTTAGATTTTGTATTAAAGGTGTTCCATTTATTGTAAAACTAATTTCTTCTAATATTCCATTTTCAAAACCATTTATCATTTGGTTTTCGTATATATTTTTAAAATACAATACAAGTAAAGAAATTTTTTGTGAATAAAAATTAGTTATAGTATTTAAATCTTCATTAATATAATTTAAATATTTTTCATCTAAATAAATAATATATTTTAAATCATATTTATTTAATATATTATTTTTTTTTAGTAAAATAACTCTATTTGTTTGTCTTACTATTTCATTATCTATATTTTTAAATAAATTAATATCCTCTTGAAAAGCTTCTAAATTATTATTTAAATAACTATTATATTTTTTAAAATAATCTGTATACCATTTATCTGTTTTTTGTGTATACATTTTATTTATTAATCCTACTCTTTCAACACTAATAAATAAATCTTTTACAATATTATATATATCTATTGTATTTTCTTCAATTGTATCATTAATTATTATTTGTGAATAGTTATAATTAATTTGAGCTAAAATTATAGATGTTTCATTTTTAAATTTAGTTATTATTTCTTGAGGTAATACACAAGTTGTATAATAAATATCTAAAATAGGATTTACGTTTTTTACAACTAAATTACTATTTTGTAACAATTTATTTAATTTACTAATTTTAAAATCAATAACTAAATTAGCATTCTTCATAATACAAACTGGTAAAAATTTATTATACATCATAAAAAATAATTTAATAGGATAATAAAAATATAAATTTGAACTGTCTGATCTTAATCGCACTATTCTATCAAAAGATGTTTCTTTATAAATATCAAAATTAAAACTATATAAAATATTCATAGTATTATAATCTAATTTTTCAATAATAGTATTATTAACAATAAAATATATATTTTCAAAAAATTTAATAGCTAAATCTTTAACCCAAAGAGGAAGAATATTAGTATTTGTTGTAATTCTATCTTTAATAATTTTATCTGGTACTTTATTAAATTCAATATTATTATATGAATTATTAGTAAATTTAATTTTTTCATATCTAAATTTAAATAAAATCATATTATCTGATCTTTCTAATTTATTTGTATATCCATTATCATTATTTAGTATTGATAATATTTTAAAAAAATATAAATTATTTTCTTTTGCCAATATACTAATTGTTAAATTAGTATTATTAATTTTATTTATTTTTAAATCGTAAATAGTATTATATAGATATTTGTTTAAACTTGTAAAATTTGTAATAGTATAATTATTTATAAAATCAAAAGAATATAATTTTAAAAAATCACTATTTTTAATATTTGTATTTATTGTAAATAGAATATAATAAGTGTAGTTATTATCTAGAAAATAAGTCATAGATATAATATTTATAATTACTAAATTATTATTAATAGACAAGTACATTTTATCAGTATATGTAATTTTTTTAGATGTTATTATAGTAAAAAAATAAATATTATTCTTATTTAAATTATTTGCTTTATTATCAACAAATCTAATATCTGATTTTAGTATAGTATTTTGATTTAATAAAATAGGTATATTATTTTTAAATTCTAATTCAAATAATTCAAAATATTCATTTTTATTTAATTTTAAATTTTTTACTTTTTCAAGCAAAATATAATCTTTATATAATGAATTATTTATAATTATATTTTTATCTATATCAATTTCAAATCTATCATCATATTCTATTACATTAAGTATATTTACTATAATATCAATATCTGGTATTTTAAATAATAATTTATAATTATAAATTGTTCCTAATGTTAATTTAAATAAAGATGTTAAATTAGAAAAAGTTTTTTTAATTTTTAATTTATTTAAACTTATATTAGTAACGCTTTTATCAAACTCTTTTTTACTAAATTTATAATTATTAGAAATAGAAAAAGTTTTATTTATTGTTAACTCTATTTTATTATCTGAATGATTGTCTAAAGTATATGGTATTACAGAAGAAGTAAATGTTTCTAATTCTAAATTTTCTTCAGCTCTTATTATTAAATATTTTATATTATCTATTTCAATTACTTTAAAATTTTCACTTTTTAAAAAGTTTTTAAGATTAGTATTATTTGAATTACCTCCCCAATAATAAACATTATTATTGGTTAAAGTTAAATTTGTAACTTGATAATTAACTTTTATTTCTTTTTTTTTAATTAATTCTGGTAAACTTGTTTTAAATTCAAAAGTATCCGACGAATCCCAAATATATTCAGCTATTAATTCAGTTATAAATTTTGTTTTAAAATTTTCTTTTTCATAAAAAAATTGGTTAACATAAAACTTATCATTTATTGTTTCAATTAATTTTGGTATGTTATAATATTCTGAATATAAAAATGAGGAAGGTAGTTTTGAAATTAAATATAATCTAGATTTGTTATCATTTATATCTTTACCAATTAAATTACGCATTATAATTTCATCTGATAATGTAAGTGTCTTGTAAATATTTATTATACTATTATTAATTATATCAGTAGATGTAAATATTTCACCATTATTATAATCTAATAATTTTTGAGGATATGTTACTAAAATATTAATATTTTCAGAATCTAAATCATTTAATTTACAATTTAATTTTCTTAAACTATTTAATTCTTCATTATTAAAATCATATAAAATATTAATTTCTAAATTAAAATCTTCATCTTTTGTAAAATTAAAGATATTTTTTATTTTATATAAATATTGACGTAAATATTTTATAGTGTATATTCTATAATCTATTGATTCATTTAATTTATAATTATGAACTAATATTTTATTTAATATATTGTCAATATTTCCATTATATTCTATTTTTAATGTATTAGGAGTATCTAATTTTATATTTTTTAATACAATTTCATTATTTTTTAAAAATAAATTAAATGGTATAGAACTATCTAGTTGAACATTATATAAATAACTACTTATATTTTTATTTAACTCAATTTTAGCATATGAATAATTATTTTTTTTATAATTTGTAAAATTTATAAATTTAAATAGTATAATATTTTTATTACTATATTTAAAATAAGTATTTATATTATTCTCATTAAATATATTTGAGTTTATAAAAAATATTTTATTATCATAGTCATATTTTAAATTATATCTAATATTATCTATTAATATATTAATAGTATAATTATTAGATAAATCACTAAAGTAAAATTTAGTCAATTTGCTATCTGTATTATTTACAAAATTTATTTGTGTGTAATTAGTTTTAATATATTTATAACTTTCAATTATATTAGTTGTTAATATTTTTACATAATTATTAATATTATTTAGTAAACCACTAAATACTATTTCTTTATTACTATATGAAATTACAGTCATTTCTTTTTCATTAATAAATAATTTTGGATTATTAATATTGTTATAATCTATATCATATTCTAATATTATACTTGAAGATTTACCGTAATTTACATAATTTTTTATTAAATATTCTTCATCTATTAGTATTGATAAATTATCATAATTTTTTATCATTTCTTTTGAATAGAATTGTATTAAATTTTCTGCTATTAATACTGGATTTTTAATTAATATATTTATATTTTTTGCTAATAAATTATAATTATATATTTCTACCGTAAAATTATTTTTAGTTAAATCTATATTTTTAAAATTTATTAATATATTTTTTAAATCGATTAGATAACTAAATAATTCATTTGAATTTAGTTGATTTAATTTATTTATATTATTATTTATTAAAATACTATTTTTGCTCTCATTAATAACCGGTAAATAATATTTATCAACTGAATTATTAAAATCAGGTGTTTTTATTTTATTTAAACTAAATAATCCAAAATTATTTTCATTAAAAGTATCGTCTAAATATATACCCGAGTATTTTTTAGTTTCATCTAAATTTTGTACTAAATCAAGTTTTTGATTAAAATCTTTAAATAATGATGTTAATCCTCTTTCTTCATTATTAGTAATATTTTCTTCCCATATTTTATTAATAAAAAATTTTAAAGGATTTAAATAATTATAATTTAGATTATTATCATTCATATTATATTAATATACAAGTTATATATATTTTAAATAACTTGTAAATTATTTTAAAATTGTTTTTACATCAGGATAAAGTTTTAAAATTTCTTCATTATTTTTTATAATTTCTATTTGCTCATCTGTTAAAGATATTTTAGATATATTATTATTTGACTTAAATGGTTGATTAATCTGCCATTGTCGATACAACTTATGATCCATATTAGATGTTTTTTGACATTGTTTTTTTGATTTAATTTTTTCGCATAATTTATTTAAATATTTTGCATTATTAAATATTTTATTAGAATATTTAAATCCAATAGAATCTAATATTTTTTTTAATTCTTGATAATTATTATAAAATAAATCTTCATATTTTATCGTGTATAAATTTTTTACAGGATATTTTGTATAATGAAAAAATTGTTTTAAAATATATAAATATTTACTAATATGGTGATGAGAACCTATATTAAATTCTTTTCTTTTATTTAACGATGAGTAAACAAAAATAGGATTTCTTATAATAAATATTTTAATATAATCATTGTATATTTTATCATTTATAAAAGAATCTAAAAATTGAGGAAATTTACATAATATATATTTACAATTTTTATTTTTTTTAAACATTCTTTTTAAATAATTAATTTTAATTATTGAAGTTTCATCTATAATTTCAAATACTTCATCTATATGTCCAATTATAGATTTTAATATAGTTGTTCCACAATGAGAAAATCCAAAAATAATTATTTTATTTATTGTTTTAAATTTTTTTGCTACTTTCATTTCCATTTCTTTCCTTGTTTTTTCTTTCATAATATAATATAATTATAAATTAATTATTGTATAAATCTGTTATTAAATTTCTATCATATATAACATCAAAAAATGTACCATAACCAAGAACTGAATGAGCCGTTAATACTCCTCCCATTAATGCTCCTGTAAATCCTAAAGTACATATGTCTTGACCTGTTAAATATAAATTTTTAATTTTTGTTTCTGGTTTTAAATCAAATGATGAATATCTTTCTGATGTCGATTTTAAACCATAACCTTCGCCGTTTATAACTCCAAAATAGTGTTGATTTGTTAATGGAGTACCAATACTATAATAAGTAACTTTATCTTTTGTTTTTGGATAATATTTATATAATTCATTTAACATCTTTCTTCCTAATTCTTCTTTAAGATCTTTATAATCTAAATTTCTTTTCATACATTCTTCTGATTCCCATCTTTCAAAATATTCTTTTTTTGCTGGAGTTAAAAGTATAACAGAACTTTTATTAGGATATCTTTCATTCCAAGTTGAATCTTTTGCTGAACTACTTGAAATAAATAATGGCATTGGACTGTTTAACATATCATCCTCGTAATTTTTAATCAGACTGTCAAAATCTCTATCTGGGTAAATCCATAAATTAGAATCTCTTAATTCTAATTCTTTGGATGTTCCATCTAAATTAACAAAACAATAAACAAAACCAGTAGAACTTTTTATAGTTTTAACTAATTCTTGATAATAATTACTACTTTTATGATTTACTAATTTATTAAAAGTAGTATTAACGCCAACTCCACTTATAACATTATTACTATAAATTTTATCACCATTTTCCATTTCAACACCAATCGCTTTATTATCTTCAATTAAAATCTCTTGAACTGATTTACCAACTAACACTCTACCACCTGAATTTTCAATAATAGGAATTATATTTTTAGTTATTTTACTTGGTCCACCTTTTGGAAAATAACCACCCTCTAGGTAATGATAAACAATACTTGAATGAATAAAAAAATTAGATTTTTTTGGTGGTATACCGTGATCACCAAATTGTCCGCATAGGACTGCTATTAATTCTTCATTATTTGTAAATTCAGATATAACATCATATGTAGTTTTATTTAAGTATATAAAATAGTCTGTTTTCCAATATTTTAAATATAATTTAAGAATAAAAGATAAAAATCTATTATTTATAATTTTTAGATTGAAAAATAAATCTTCCTTTGCTACCTTTTTTACTAATTCTAAATATTTTTTAATATTTTCTTCTTCACTTGGAAATTTTTTAACTAAGTCTTTAACAAAATTATCTTCACCTGCTCTAAATAAATATTGTTTATTTCCAATATAAATTTCATCATAAATTTCATTTGTATTTTTTCCCATTTTACACCATTCCATCGGTTTTTCTGTTATGGTATTTAGTATTTTTTGTCTTTTGTTAATATTACCAATATAATGAATACCAGTTTCATGTTCAACACCTTTCTCTTCAAAAACGTGCATACATCCTCCTGCTACATAATGTTGTTCTAAAACAAGAACTTTTTTTCCTACTCTGGATAATAAAGCAGCACAAGATAAACCTCCTATACCACTACCTATAACAATAGTATCAATATCATTTGGAATTTTACTTTTGTTATATCTATCTTTATCAATATCTTTTCTTTTATAATTTGGTTTTATAAAATTAACTTTCTTATATTGTTTTGGTTTATTATAATCTAATAAATAATTTATCCAAAATAAAAATAAAATTATATAAAAACCAATAAAATATTTTTCTAAATTATCAACATAGAACATTTAAATAAATTATTATTTTATCTTTATAATAATAAATTATTTAATAAGTATTTGTACTTGTATTTGTACTAGAACTAGAACTAGAACTAGAACTAGAACTATAATCTGATTGAAATTTTAAATTATAATTAATTAATTTATTATCTAAATTTGAAAATGTTTCAGTAAAATGGGTCGTTATATTATTTTTCATATAAAATTTTTTATTTGGAAATTCAACAAATGTATGAAAATGATCATCACCATATGATACTAACGATAATGGATAATAATATCCGGTATTACCACTGGTTGTTCCAGAATTTGATGTTCCATAAAGATAATAATTATAATAATTTACATTTGTTATTTCATTATAGTTGATTAATACTGTATCAGTTGGATAATCACTATTAGCAAGAATAATGGTATTTTTTGGAATGTAAAATTTAACATTAGGAAATTCTTTAAAAGTATATTCCATATCATTATTATTTTTTTTTAAAGAAATTGGATAATAAAATCCTAATTTATTTTTTTTACGACCAGTTTGAGATGTACCATATAAAATATAAGAATATTCTAATTTTTCTTTAAATTCTAATTTGTATTTATAGTTATATAATTCTATTAAAAATAAATATATATTATCAAAACTTGTACCGTATACAGTCCCTTTTATTTTATTAATATAATTTAATAATTCATTATTAATTACATTATAATCTCTATAAATAATAAAATAAAATTTAACTTCATAATTTCCGTAATAAGCTGTTTTTAGTCCTTCTGAAAAGTATTTTATAATAAATTCAGCAGGTAAATAATATTTTCTTGAATAAATATCATTATTTATATTAAATAAAACTTCTTTCTTTCTACCATCTGGTAAAATTTCATCAACTTCATATTTATTATTATTAAATGTCATTATACACCCTTTATGGAAAATCCAGGAATTATATTTTGCTTTATAATTTTTAACTAAATCATTAATTATAACCGTTATATTATCCCAAAAATATTCGTATTTAATTAACTTGTTAACTTCGTTATATAAAAATAATTCTATTTCACGTAATTCCATAAATTTATTATATTCTTCTAATGGATTATTAGGATTAACAATATAAAAATATTCCATAAACTCTTTTATTTTTTTAATTTCTGAATTCATAAAAATAGAATTGATATTATATATATTATATATATTTGTTAGATCTAAATTTAATGAAGTTTTTGTTTTTAAATTTCTATTAATATAAACTAAAATATCATAAACATATAAATTTTTAAATAATGAATTTGTACTTAATGTTAATTGACTCCATAATTCCCAAGGTTTTCTATTATATAAAACTAAATTAAATTTTATTTCAATATCTTTTAGTAAATCAATCATTGTTAATAATGTTGTACTTTTTTCTTTTTTTATTGATAAATAGTTATTATTATCTGTTTTTTGATATAATTCAATTTTTGTTAACTCTTCAGAAATATCATATAATTTATATTGTGGTTTCATTAAGTATACATCTCCAATATAATATTCTATGTCTAAAATATCTTGTTTAACTAGATTATACTTGAGTGTTATTTGTGAATTAATATCTGTTTCTTCTATTTTAATTTTGCTTGTAGTAATTTTATTATTATTATTAATATAAAAATCTCCGTCTAAATTATCAAAATTTAAGATAGTTTCTTTATTTTTATTTACTAAATTGTTTATTATTATATTTGATTGTTCTATATTATTTTTAAAAGAAAGGTGATAATTGTTATTTGTGTAATCTATATTAAATATATTTTGATTTTTACAAACTGTCTTATTTAAAATTTTATCAATCAATGTTTTATCATTAATATTATTAAAAATATTTTTTACTTGTTTATTTAATAATTTAATATCTTTTATATATCCTTTTGTAATAATAAATATATATTCAAAATTTACATTAATTAAATTGTCTGAATATAAATAAATATTATTATCTTCTTTTTTCAAATTACATTCAAACATATAAATTTTGCTAACATAAACTTTTTCATTTTTAATCAATTCATATATTTCATTTGATATATTTATTGTATATTTAAATTTATCTCCGTGTTTTAATGGTTGAGTATTAAAATAATTATTTTTGGTATTTACATTAAAATATATTTGATAGTTAAAACTTTCAATACTTGTTGTATTTACTATATTTTTATTAAAAGTATAATCTGGTTTTAACAATTGAATATAATTATATTTACTTATTCTTATTGGTATTACTCTATTTAAATAAAATGTAGATTCATTAATATCCTTAAATTCATTATTACTTATTATTTTAAGAAAACTATTTATATTCTTAATTTCAATAAAATGAATATATATGTCATTGTCATATATTTCTTCTAATAAAAACTTATTTATATTATTATTAATTGTTGGAAGTAATGAAATAAAATTAAAATTTACCTTATCGTTATAGTAAAATGGTATAAAATTATTACAATAAAATAATTTTTGTAAATTACTATTCCATACTTTCATATTTTTAAGTTTATTTAATTTTTCAGATTTAATCAAATTAGAATTATCAATAACACTATCGGTAATAGTATAATTGAAATTATTTTGTTTTGAATAAAGTAAAACATTAAGATTATTTTTTTTACTCTTATTTATTTTTGGATATTTATAAAAATAATTAGAATCTAAAATATTATTATTTGAAGTATAATAATCTTCATTGATAGAAGAAATAATTACAGTATAAAAAATATTTTTATTCATTTTAAAAGGAATATTATCAACAGTATTATCTATAAAAATCTTATTATCTTTTATATTTATAATTTTTGATAAATAATTATTAACTAAAATATTTTGATAAAATATACATTTTAAATCACTCAAAGTATATTTATCATTATATAAATATATATTACCATTACTCGCATTATTAATTTTTAACAGTATTAATTTTGAGTTATTAACTGTTAAGTCTTGATAATAATTAACATCAAATGTATTAGTAAAATCACAATTTATTGATAATTTAGATAAATCAAAAATCCTATAATAACCAATATCTAATTCTTTTTTTGAAATAGAATTATTAATATATATATATGTCAAATTATTATCATTAACTTTTTCAATAAATCCAGTAAAGTTAATGTTTAATTCGTGTTTCTTATTATTAACTGTATATAAGATATCATCATAATATATAAAAGGTTGTATTGGAATATATACATTTATTATTTCACCGGATTTAAATTTATAATCTATATCATTTAAAATAAATTTTAATTCATTATTATTAATTAAATTTATAATTAATGTAAAATATTTATCAGTACCTTTAAAATATAAAACCATTCCTTCTGTTAAATTTATACTACTTGGGTCATAATAAAATTGTACATTATCATTTCTTATATGAGCTAGTAAATTTATATATATACCATTTTTAAATTTAAAAATATTATTAGGTATATTATCTAAATTATTTTTAAAAGAATTTAAATTATTTGATTTATCTAAATAATAATCACCATATATTAATTCTAATTTATTTGAATAATATAATTTGTTATCAATATTGTTTTTAATATTATTGTTTAATAAATACATTCTATCATAATAATTATTAAATTTACCTAATGAATAATATCCTATAGATTTTTTACAAGTATTATTGTTTTTTAATATAATTTCACATACATATGAATTATAATAATTAGAATAAAATAATATTCTTACAACTAAATTATTAAATTTAATAATTTCATTTCTTTCTAATTTACCAAAAATATCATAAATATACAAATTATTATTATCAATAATATAATTAAATTTTAAATTTATAAAAATAGGATTATAATTGTATATAAAAACATCACAATTACTTATTTTTGTATTATATTGTAATACTATACTATTTGAAATAGGATCATAACTTTTAAGTTCATCATAATATAATTTATCATCTTTTAAGAAAATATAATATTTATAAGTTTTTAAAATACTATTATTAAATTGAATTGATTCTAAATAGTCCCACACATTTAATGGTGATTTAATCGTTTTTAATATATTATCTTTAATAATAATATTATTATAATTATTTTGTTTATTTATAAAATTATTATATTCATAATAACCATTAATATCACTAAATGATAATATTTTATCTGAAAATAATTTGTATTTTATTATTGTCTCTACGTTTTTTGTAGTTATTAGTGTTTCTGATTTTGTTATATTTATATTTAAAAATTTATTATCAACCGATAAAATATCATATTCAATATTGTCTTCTAGTGTAAATGTTTTATTTATAGAAGTACTTAAATAAATAGGTTCAATAACCATTTTTGAATAATCTTTAGTTGTTTCTATTAAATTATATTTTGGATAAATATCAGATATAACTATCCATATAAAAAATTCTTCTATATTTGATTTAATATTATTATTTAAATGATGTATATTAATAATAAATTTATACATTTTAACATTATTTAAATCTGTTGTTATTTTATAATTATTTAAATTTTCTAAATTTATCTTCCAATTTAAATTATCTAATTTAACTATTTTTAAATTTGTATTATTAGAAATAATGTTTAAAATATGTGTATTATGATATTTTTCAATAAAGTGTAAATTAGTTAATAAAATTGAAGCATTATTTATTTGATTTGTATTAATAACAAATAATGAATCATTTTCCTTATTATTATTTAATTTATATTTAAAATTATAATATGAGTCTGTGTTTCTAATTACTAAATTTCTATTTATATTATTACTATTATTTGTTAAAACTATTATTGTATTATTATAAACTTTCGCATCAGTTGTAAAAACTAATTTACCATCATTATTTAGTGTAATATCTTTTGAAATAATCGAACCATTGTTTAATAATGCTACACTATTATTATCTAATAATTCTAATTTAATTTTATTAATTCCATAATCAAGTTCTAATTTATGAACAAGATTATATACTCGCTCGACTCTATTATTTATAATTAACTTTCCGTGACCTTCATTATCAGTTATAAATTCTGTTGGTAATCCAAATTTAAAATTTTTTAAATCTATTATCATAAAATTTTTATTTTCTATATTATCTATTTTAAAATTAACAGAAGGTATGGATTTAGTTGTAATTTTTCTACTACTTGAAACTTTATTATCTTCAAATACAGTTTTAACATTAATACTTTTAGTATTATTTATTACAATATTATTATGTGTTAATATTTTATTATTTAATAATACTAATTCAGCAACTATTTGATTATTTCCTGGGTTTAAATTTAAATGATATAAAGTAGAATAAATTTGATAATATTTTATACCATTAATATACAAATTAATATATCCATCATTTTCATTTAAACTATTAGATTTATATTTTAGTGTAAAATTATTTACAGTAAATTGTAAATTATAACCATTAATTAAATCTTCAGTAATAATAGTATTTATTATTGGTATATTTGTATCTTGTGAAAATTCATATTTATCTAAATTATTTGTATTTTTACTAAAATTATTACTACTATTAACATTTTTAACCTTAAAATTATTATCATCTGTTTTAATTATAATTGAATCCAAAGTATTTAATTTAAAATTAATAGAATTATTTTTATATGATATATTGCCATATATATTATACGAAATTAAGTAACCGTAGTCTTCTAATAAATTATTAATATTATAGTTTTGATTATACTTATCAATATAAAAATTAGTATTTGGAAATTCATCAAAAGTAATTAATAGATTATGTGGTGATTTTATTAAACTTAGAGGATAATAATATCCTAATTTACTATTATTTGTAGCATATACATAAAATTTATAATTTGTATTATTTAATGGTACGTCAAAAAATTTATGAAAACTATTTAATTGAGAAAAAGCTTTATTAATTATATATTCATTTTTATATGGATCATAATATATTTTATTTGTATTTTCTAATTTATTTGAATAAAAATCTAAATATAATAGTTCACTGGGTTTTTTATTACCATGACAATAGTAAAGTAAATATGAACCATCTTTAATATAAAAATTACTATTAATATCATTTATTTTAGAAATAATTTTACCGTAATCTTTTATTTGAAATTCTATATTATTAATTAATAACCAATTATCAGGATATAAGAAAAAATCTAAATCAGATAAACAACTAAATAATTTAATTTGATTATCATTTAATATTAAAGGGGGTTCAATTGTTCTTGTCACATCACTTATTTTAAACGTGTATTCTTTTTTATCATCTATAGTTTGATTATTATTTTTTTCATATGTTCTTATCAAATATAGATCATTATTAAAATAATAAAATTCTGCAATGTTATCAGATATATTATATTCAATTGAATCATATTTTTTTGGTAATTTAAATATGTAATTTTTATTTATGTCTATTGATAACAAATTATTATACCAATTAAATTTAGTTGAATTTACTACATTATAATCATCAATTATAATAGTTTTATTTGAAAAAACTACAATATAATCATCTAATTTATTAATCATATCTAAACTAGAGTTATTTTCAGATATTAATAAATAATTAAATATTAATTTACTAGGAAATATAATATTAACTTTTGATAATAAATGTATATAATTATCTTTGTACAATAATAATAATTTATTATTATCAATATCAATATAGTAATTTTTATTTTTTATTAATGCTATATCAGAATTTAATTTAATACTTGTATAAAAAATATCTAATGATTTAAAACCAGTAATATTTTTAAAAGAACTAGTTAATATAGAATAACAATTATTATTAATTCCTGCTAATTTGTATTCCGATAATTTAGTTTTATCAATAATTTGGTTATTAATTTGAATATAATTTGTTTTATTAAAGTTATTTGAAAACTTATTTTTTAAAATAAGAACATCGTCTTTTTTATTTATATAACCTAATAAATTATAATTTACTTTACTTGTAATATGACTATTACCTAATGATTTAGTTTCTTTATAATATTTATTTTTAGTATATTCATTTATAATATTAACAGTTCCATTACATATAATTTTATTTTTAGTATTATCATATGTACCATTTATTTGACGTCCTTTATAGAAAATTTCTGTATATATATCGCTTGTTATAGGATTATTAATAAATAAATTAAAATAATTCATATTATCAAAAGTAATTTCAAAATTATTATAATTATATATAAATTGACTTATGTTACTTAGTATTTTATCCTGTGTATTTAATTTATAATCTAAAACTTGTAAATTATTTAATTTATTTATATCATTATTTTTATCTATATAGTCAGTATTAATTTTATTATATTCTGTAAATTTATCAAGATATTTATATATATTTTTATTTATTTTATTTTCAGAATCATAATATAACCATGGTGATAATGTAATTGATTTATTTTTAAATTTAACTTTTATATTTTGAATAATTTTAGTATTAAATTTATAATTTATATTATTAATATTATTACCAATAGTATTATATGTATTAGTAGCTAAATGTGAATATATATCATAATCTATTAAAGTATAATTATCTAATTTTATGTTATACGATGATTTATTAAATGTTTTAAATTTATTTAATTCATTTAAATTATCTAGTAAATTAGTTAATGTTTTACCAAATATAGTTTGTTCATTTATTTTATTTATAATGTCAATAAAAGTATTAAAATAATTATTATAACTAGATTCAATTAAACTTATTATTTTACCATATAATGTATCTCCTAAGAGTAAATTAAATTTATCTAAAAGTAAAGTTTCAATATTATCTTTATTTGTTAAGTTTTTTAGTATTTCATTGTTATAATGTAATGAATATTTTAAACTAATATCATTTTTATTATATCTAATTAATTGATTACTTGATAATTCCCAGTTATCCATTAAATCATTAAAAATTAATTTGGTATTATTTAAATAGTAACTAGAAGTATTACTTAAATGTGGGATATTGGCAAAAACAAAAATAGGCATATTATCATTTTGATTTAATTGAATTAACATCGGTTTTTGTAAAAAATAACAATTTAAATCTACTATATTATTTGTATTTTCGCCAAATGTTGTATAATTTATTAAATTAGGTAAATATTCATTATCATAAATATAAATATCAATATTATTTAATTTTATTGTACTATTATCCATTACTAAAATATTTAAATATTCTGTATATGTATTTAAATTTTCATCAAAGTAATAATCTTCTGAATCAATTCTTGTATCAATAAATTTATCATTTATTTTTATTTTAATAGTATTAACATTATTTATTAATGTAGTATCGATAACACTTTTTTTAACTTTTATATATGGATAAGTATTACTAATATTATCAATACAATCTACATTTTTAATATTAATTTTTTTAATTGGTAAATCTATAAAATATAATTCTACCTTGTCAAAATGTTTATAGTTAATTTGTAATGGTTTTTCGGAAAAAAGTTTAAAAGTACCATCATTATTATATTTTAAACTTACTATATGAAATATACTTTTTTTATTTTTTTTATAATTAATATAAATAACTTTTGTATCATTAATATACGTCGTATTTGTTTTTAAAATATTAATATTATTAAAACTATTAAATTTGTTGATATTATTTAATTTATCAAAAATTATTTCTTTTTTACATTCATTTAATTTACCTTTTTCATCGGTATTAGATAAATTAATATATGGAATAGATATTTTTGTTGTTTCTTGTAATGTAATATTATTTACATCAATAATTAATTTATTTTCTAAATTAAAAATAATATTTGTATTTGTTATACTATAATCCTTTATTTTGTATATATTATTACTGACTTTAATATTAAATGTTGTTAATGAATCTTTATAAAAATAATATTTTAGTAAATTTTTATTTATACTAATTTTATTATTGTCAATTATAAAATTTGAAATTGTATATTCGGTTTTAATTTCTAATTCTTGAAAATAGTTTAAATTATTTTTTGTAGAACCTGTGTGTGATATATTAATAAGATTTTCGGTTTTTAAATTAAATTTTTTCATTACACTTTGGTCTAAATTTACATAACTAATAAATGTTTTTTTATTAAGTAACTCTAAAATATTATTTTTTATTAATTTAATGCTAATAAAATTTTTAATATTTATATTTAAATAAAATAATAATCCTATAATTTCGTTATTTGTTTCATATAAATTTGAAATACTAACAAATCTTTTATAAAAATAAATAAAATAATTTGTATAAAATATATTAAACAATGATATATCTGTAAATATATCTAATTTAATATCTTGTAAAAAATCATTTAATACAAGTAAATAAGTATTATATAAATCTTGTGGGAATAAATTAATATTATTTATTGAACTAAAATTATTACTATTTAATGTTACATCTTTATAAAAATCATTTATATTTTTATATTCAAGTTCATTTTCTTTACTAAATTTAATTTTTAGTGTATTTAAATTTATCCACAATTCTTTAATTTTATCAGTCTCAAGTAAAATATTTATAAATAAAGATTTTATATTTATCTCATTGTTAAAATATTTTTGTTTAATTGTACTAAATAAATATGAATTTAAATTTATATTTTTATTAAGTTTATTTAAATTATTTCCTAAATAATCAATCCATTCATTATTTATATTTACATCTGTATTTTTATTAAGTAACACTTCATTTTTGGTTGTTTTAGAATTAATAACTTTTAAAATTATATTTTGTTGATTTAACGTTGGTTTTTCATTTAATTCTGTAAATTCAAATATAATATTATTATTTACAAACGTTATATTTATTTTATTATTTTGAATAGTTTCTATTATAATATTTCTAGTAATAGTAAAATTTAATAATTTTTTATTTATTCTATATTGTGGCCAATAATAAAAAAGTTTATTTTCAGGTATCTGTGTTTGATCTAAAATTTCATTTCCTGATGAATCTAGTGGAATAATTAAACTATCATTAAAGTCAAAATTAAATTCTTCATTTATATTAAATTGTACACTGTATTGTTTATAAAAATTAAAATTATTTAAATTAGAATATAATCTTTTTAATAAATAATCAAAAATATAAAATGTCTCACTAAGAGTATTTTTTAAAAACAATTGTTCGGATATATTATTTGTTGTTATATCATAATTATTTAAACTTTTTACAATATATAAATCTTGGGAATTTATGTAATCTTTTTTTTTATAAATATTATAATAAAAATCTATGTCTTTACTAAAAATATCATAATTTTCTATTTCTTTATTAAATCTTAATTTTGTTTTAAATAATTTAATAAACTCATTTTCTAATATAATTTTATTATAACTATTTAATGATTTTGAAGTTAATATATTTTTATGTAATTGATTATTATTTGTATCTTTTATAATATTTACATAATATTGATCAATAATATTTCCAAATTTTAATAAAAGAGGTATTATATTATTTATTATATTTTCTTCTGAAAAATTTAAAACAAAAATTTTATCACCTAAATTAAATAATTTAATAATATCTTCATGTAAATATAATTTTAAATACTCAAAAGAAATATTATATAATTTATAATCTGTTAAACTATTATTAAATAAAAAAGTTGGTATTAAATAGTAAGATACTGTGTCGTTTTCTTTAATTATATATATATATGTATCGTAATCATCATATAATATTTTTGTTAGAATATCGTTTTTAATTGTTTTTATTGTATTAGTTATATTTGTTTTATTTAATTTAAAATACGGTATCCTAACTTTTAAAAACATATTTTCCAATAAATGTATATTTTTATCTATTTTAAATCTAAATTTTTCCCCCCAATTTACTTTAATATTCGTTGTTTCTTTTTCTTCTTTATAGAATAGCGCTGGAGCTTTATAGGCAAATTTAAAAAAAGTAATTTCAGGTAGTTTATATTTTTTTGAAAATATAGTATCATTGATTGTATTAGATACTAATTGTAATATTGATGTAGACATATTATTGATTAGTAGAAATTTTTTCTTTATAATTATAATAATGATTATAAAAATCATTAGTTTAATTAATTGTCCGTATTCGGAAGCAGCCGAATCTTTTTTAAAATCTAAAAAAATTAAAAGTAAAATAGTAAAAGTTAATCAAGGAAATAAAGAAGATTATAAAAGTAAAGAAATTAGTACTTTTCCACAAATATATTTTATTAATAAAAAAAATCATCATTTATTAGGTGGGTATGATGATATTATCGATATTAATAATAACATATTTAAAATTAATATTGATACTAGTTTAAAATACTTGAATAATAAATTTCCTAAATTAACACACAAAAATAAATTAAGAATAATCAAAATAATTAACAATTAAATATAAACTCTTTATTTATGTAATTACCTATTACTTTAGATTTGTCATTATATATTAATCCATTTTCTTTATTTTGAAAATAGTATTCCGTATCATTTATAGTTACTTTATCTAGTAAGTCGTCTGTTTTATTTACTACTGTATTTTTTTTGTTATCTTGTTTAGTTGTTTTATTTATATCTAAATATTTTTCTCGAAGATAAATTTCATCTATATTTTCACCTTGACATATTTCGTGAATTAAATTAGATAAAGATTGTAATAATATTTTATTATGTTCTTTATTAATTTTTTCTAAATTATTATTAAAAAGTTCACTCATAGCATTTATTTCTGTTTTAAGTTTTTTAACTTGTTTAAGTTTAGTCATTAATATTTAATAAATAAATTAAATATGCCTTTAATTCAATTTTTTAAAGTTATTATTTTATTTTTGGTTTAGTTCTTTTAGATGTTGTATTTGTTGTTTTTCCACAATCATTTATTTTATTATTAATCCAATAATTAATAATATTAGGTTGAGCACTAGTTGATTTTTTTTCATCCAATCCATACATTAAAGAAGAAGAAATAATTATATTAAATTATGTATTAATCAATTTTTTTATAATACAATTTAATAATATAACGTATAACCAATATATAATGATGATAAAACCATAACTATTCCATATAATGTATTTATAAAAATATCAGGAGATAATTTTATATCTTCAATGTCGCTCATAGTTAAAGATGAACCCATATTTATTAATAATCATATTTAAAAAATATATTTTAAACTAATATTACTATATTGTTATTTTTGTTTAAAAAAATTGATAATAAAGAATAAAAATGTAAAATATATAATAATTAATGTTTTTAGTAGACAAATACGCTCAATTTAATCAACATATAACATTTAATGAAGATATTGTAGATAAAATTTTAGACTCATTTGATTCACATAATGAAATTTATAATAATTTAAATACTATATTTAATAAACCAAAAAATATTATATTAAAAAAATTAAAAACAATACAAGATAATAGTCTCCGCTATGCTAATTTTCACCATTTAATTGTCTATGGACCAGAAGGAAATAATAAAGAATATATTGTTAATAGATTATTACAAAAAATATATGGAGAAAAAATGGTTCAATTACAAGATATAGAATATGTAATTAATGGATATAGTAATACAAAAACAAAAGTAGTTATAAAACAAAGCAAGTGTCATATTGTAATTGAACCAAATAATAATGGGTTTGATAAATATCTTATACAAGAAATTATACAAAATTATGCTAAAACAGAAATATTAACTATTTTAAAATATAAAAAACTTTTTAAAATAGTAGTCATTGATAAAATAGATAATTTATCTTATTACGCACAAGCATCGCTTAGAAGAACAATGGAAAAATATGCTAATATATGTAAATTTATATTTATTTCAAATCAATTATCAAAAATTATAGAACCTATTAAAAGTAGATGCATTTTAATAAAAGTACCATTACCACAAAATAAAGAAATTGTAAAAACCTTATTAGAAATAACTACAAAAGAAAAAATAAAATTAGAAAAAGAAGAACTAAAACTAATCATTAATAAAGTAGATAATAAGTTAAATAATGCAATATGGTTATTAGAATTAAAAAAAAATAATATGAAAATAGAATACGAATCTTGGAAATGTGTATTAAATAATTTAATTGAAAAAATAATGGTACATAAAAATTATAATAACAATTATATTAAAAATATAATTATTAACATAAGAGAATCTGTATATGTTCTTTTTATAACAAATATTAATTTTCAACTAATTATTAGAACAATACTAAAAAAAATACTAGATTATAATTTACCAATTAATATTAAATATTATATTATAAATAGTACATCTATATTTGAAAATAGAATTACACAAGGTACACGAAATGTAATACATTTAGAAGCATATATAATACAAATAATATATATCTTAAATTATAAAAATAATATTGCTAAATTAAAGAGTATTCAAGATTTTGAACTACTAGAAATATAAAATTCTTAATTTATTTTAAAATTATAAAATCTTACTATATATATATGGATCTTGATTATAAAGTAAATTTATTATATTCTTTAAATTATTCAAAAACAAAAAATAATATAAATATTGATCTAAAAAGTATAGATTTACAAAATATATCACTAAATGATATTAAATTTAAACATATTGATAGTATGGATTATAATACAATTTTAACAGATGTTTTAACTGGTAAATTTAAATTAATATGTTACAATAAAAATAATTATACTACAATTCTAAAAAGATATTCTGATAATTTTTCATTATATATAAGTATAACACCTTATACTAATTTAAATAAAATAAACAATTTTGAAGAAGATAATAATATGGATAGTTTAATATCGTACTTATTTAGTCATCTCGTATTAAATAAAAAAGTTAAACATATTCTACTTCCAATTTTAAATATTGATACAGAATTTCAACAAATATCTGATATTTTAAAAAGTTATACTTCCTATGAAGATTATATTAAATTATTAGAAAATGAAGAGATATCAAATATGTTTTCTATAAAAGTAAAAGAAAATTTTTTTAAGGGTTCTATATTAGAAAAATATTTAGAAAATAATAATTGTAACTTAAAACCTATTTTATTTCAAACATTTCATACTTTAGCTATTTTACAAGATGAATATAAAGGATTTAGACATAACAAATTAAATCTTAAAAATATATATTTATATATAAAAAAAGATAAAAATGAATGTGGTTTATATAATTATAATAATAAAAAATATTATTTAACAGAAAGTGAAATAGATATTAAAATAACAAACTTTACTAATTCAAAAATTCCAAACAATTATTCAAATGATACAAATATTCCATTTAATAATAAAGACAATGATTATTTCGACGTACATTATTTTTTAAATAATATTTATCATAGTGAATATTTTGATATAAAATGTAATAAAGAAACTGAAATATTTTTTAATAAAGTATTACCACAAAAATATAGAAATAAAACAAATAATCATTATTTAGAAAAAAATATAGAATTATTTAAACCAAAAGACTTACTAGATGATGAATTTTTTGCTGAATATAAAGATAAACCAAAAAATTATACTGATATTATGTCAGAAAATAATTACTATACAAATTATTCTACAAATTATTCTAAAAATAACGCTAATAATAAAACAGAAACAAATAATATTATAAATGTTTTTATGGATTCTGATAATAATAGTATTTTAGGTAATCAAAAAGTTATACTTTTAACACGAAATATTAAAAATATAAAAGATAATTCTAAATTAAAAAGAATTTCTATGGATAGTGATGCTAATAATAGTGATGCTAATAATAGTGATGTTAATAATAGTGATGTTAATAATAGTGATGCTAATAATAGTGATGCTAATAATAGTGATGCTAATAATAGTGATGCTAATAATAGTGATGCTAATAATAGTGATGCTAATAATAGTGATGCTAATAATAGTG